AGCAGTTTTAGCATCTTCAATAGTAGGAACAATCTCTGTAAACTGCTGCTCTCTATAGTAAGCCTTTTCAAGATACGGAAAATCCTTGAAAAGTTTAGGATACTTAGCTAGAATTTCCTTGCGCCTGACAGGTGTAGTAAGTTCTAACTTCTCTGGGTCTACTTCTTCTAATTCATCCTCTAACTCTTTTAAGTCATCAGACTCTTCTTTGACTTCTAATTTTTCTTCACCTTCATCATCCTTTTCTTCAGTTTCCCTTTTTTCCTTTATTACAATAGGTGCTTCATCAGTATCATCCTCACCTAAGAGTCTGATAATTTCTTGCTTGCCAACTTCCTCATTACTAGTATCAACAGGAACAACCGGCTCATTGGGATTTGACATTTTGATCACCTGTTATTGGCGTCTGTGTATTTTCTTTTGGACTCGCTAATGGTGCAGCGCCGCCATCCATAGGAGCCGGAGGAATTAGTTGCTTATGCTGTAACGCATGGAGAAGAACATTCTTATAACCACCAGAATTATCAGTTTTAGCTTGTTCACCAGCTTCACTCATGGCCCATTTTCTACAAATCTCAAAATGAATAGCATGATTATCTAAATCAGCATCCATCTCAACAGAAGGTAATTCCTGCTCAGGTGGGGGTGGCATTCCACCATCCATAGCCTGTTGAGCCATCATAGGATCAGGCGGCTGAGGAATAGGCTCACTATTTAATAGTTGTTTAATTTCATCATACTGCCTATTTCTATCATCTTCACCTGGAACAAAGAAGTCTGTTATCCCGAGAGCTTCATATATCAAACCTAAATTCTCAGGCTGTGCTATCATAGCCATGACCTGAGGATTGTTAGCTTCCATTAATTTTAGAATAATGTCTTTCCTTTGAGACCAGCTCATAGGAAGATTTTCATTTGCTTCAATTTCAATACTACCAATCTTACCTTCAAGCTCTGCCTTACGGATAAGAATATTTGCAAAGTTTCCAAACTTATCACGCTTAACTATTTTTTCATCTTCCTTAACAGACTTAATATAAGCTGGAATTACTTTACCATAAATTGTTTTCCACCATATAGTCAGCATCTTCCAAGTGCTTTGAAGTCTCTGAGATGCTTGGCTTCGAGACATTGAATATTCAGAAGCAGTCCCACCACCAGTGGTCATTTCACCACCAAACAATGATGGTAAAGCACCAGAAACTAATTGACCATACTCTTGAATCTTATTTGCAAAGGGTAAAACCTCTCCAGATAGAGTAGCAGTTTTAACCTCGTAAAAAGCATCTTTAATTCCAGTTCCTCCAGGAATTCTATTAGTAGGATATATAGCTCCTGGAATAGACTCCATTTGCCTATAAGCATCAAAGTTCAACACGCTGGGATTAGCAAAAGTCTGAGGAATCCCATGCTCAATAGTCTGTAGAGTAAGAGAAACTAAATCATTGGTAATCTCTTGAATGGAAGTTAAAAGTAATCCAATAGGATCATGATAGAGATAATCAGATAGTGGGTTATGAGTTAGTGTCCAATGATCATCTAAATCCTCATCCACATATTCAGCGAGTTCCCTATCAATCATTACAACTTTAGCGCCATGAGGAAATAACTTCTTCAGTTCATCACATTCTACTTTTGTTAAAACTTGAAATGCTGCTGGCCTTAACCAAGTATTACGAACTGTTACACTATTAATAGGGAATGCACCTGAATATTGTGGATTAGTCCTACCATACCTTTCATAGGGTTCATAAGTTCCACCAGTTCCAGGTCCAATCTTATCTCTAATCTTATCATACCTTTCACGAGCTAAAGTGTAATCAGTTTCGTAGGAGAACATAAGATAAGGAGTATCAGCTTGCTTCTTAGCGTAGTTAGCTACCTTGACATAAAGTCCACCATAGACTTCTAAACATTGACGGGCTTTAGGCTTATTAAAGACACCAACTAAACGAGATACAATAACTTTATCTGTAGTAACAGTTGGAGTAACCTCTTGTTCACACTCCAAACAAAGTTCTGTAATATTGGGATCAAATTCATCTTCTCTAGCTTCAAGGTCTACTTGAGTTTCTCTTATTGTAGCTCCGCAGCTAGGACAAGTAAAAATAGAATGTTCTTCTTCAGTATCCTTATACTTTTCCTCTTTATAAGTTCCAAACTTTTCATCTTCATGTGTATAGTTATAACAGGCTACCATTCCTTCTGTGCAGTAGATAAATAAAGTATGAAGCCAAAGAAGCGCTACATCATTATGACGTGAGATCAACTCAGCAATTTTATCACCAGCTTTTGCTGTGGCAATATCAAGAGGATCTTCTGCGTCATCAGGAAAGCACTTAATTGGAGGAATAGATGTGCTGAGCGCGGCGATAATAGATTCTAAGTATGCTCTGAAAACATTTATAGGCTTATCATAATAATCTTGTTGATTATCCCCACGCTGTTCTTCATCCCATACACGCCAATCATGCGCAACTTCACTATACCAAACTTGGGAGAATCCATCCCAAAGAAGTTTAAGTTTACGCCAAACCCTTATCTGTCGTTCTCGAACAGACTTATCCTCTAAATCAAAGTGGTCAATGACAGACTTTAATAGTCTCTCTTGTTCATCTGTGAGTTTCATCGCTTTGCTTTGGCAAACCTTGATTTGGTTTCATGAGATTCATCATTCAACATCTTTTCAGCGACTTCTTCAGAGGGTCCAGCACCCTTTTTCTTTTTACTTTTCTTTCCATGAGCCATAGCTTCTAAGAATCTAAACTGTTTACCTGAAGTAATCTTCCCTGGCATTTGATTTATCCTCTTTTCTAATAACTTTCTATGACTCTTTTCGTCGTTTCTTATCTCTGCAAACATCGACTTTAGACTAGGAAATTCTTTTTCTCTCTTAGCATAAGTGGCAGCGGCTTTGATTTCATCTTTACGGTCAGCCTTTAATAATCCTATGCCGCTTGCCATTTTATAACTCTAAGAAGAAACAGTAACAGTAGCATTACCCGTAGCAATAGTATAGGTAACAGTTGCAACTAAGGATAAATCAAAGTCAACAAACACGACTGTAGGAATTGCATAATAGACTCTCAGGATACCCCTAGCAATCATAAATTCAATAGCGGTTACATCATTAAATATCTTTGCAGTTACAGTCTTAGCTGGACCTAATGTTCCTGTCACAGTAATCTTACTTGCCATCTCTTATGCCTCTTTTTCTTTCTGAACAATCTCAAGTTCTTTTTCTAAATCTGACACATCAACTTTTTCAACTGCTGCACTTGCTTGTTTAATTAACTTAGCTTTCTCTCTATCCTCTGTCTCTAACATCTGCTGTCTAATTCTCCAAGGAATAAACTGAGGCTTGATAGGTATCTTAGTTTCTTCTTGGGCAACTTCAGCAACCTTTGGCTTACTGGCTTCTAACACAGATTCTAATAGTTGCTTTCTTTCAAAGTTAGTTTGATCTAACATTGTTCTCAATGTCTCACATGAGGGACACACTTTAGATTGTGTCATCTCAAGGAGACATTCAGAACAGTGTGGATTCAATAATTTATGTAACCAATTAGCCATTGTGATGATACCTACGGACTGGTTGGAGAACCCCATCAGACACTTCTAATGTTCTAGAGTTTCTATAAAATGCTGTCCAGTCATTAGTATTACTTAACTTAGAAAGTAATTCCTGTTGCTTTTGAACTTTAGTAAATTCATCTTTAGCAACACTAAAGAACTGATCCACAACATTAATTAAATATCTAATACCATCATAAGGATCATCCCCAGGAAATTCTGCAACATCTTCTGGATTAGTCTTATCATATACAGCAGATTTAATTGCATTAATTAGTAAGGGACAAGTATTAAAGATTAAACACTTAGGTAAATTAGTTTCAGGTTCTTGATTAATAAATGAACCTAAATAACTCTCATACTCTTTCATGGTTCTATTTCTTAGAATCCATTGAGCATGTCCCTCATCATAATTGCCAATTTCTCTAGGTGGAATATACTTTGGTTTCCACCTAAGATATTCATGTAGTAATGCTTTTCCTGCAACCCTACTACCACGTGAGTTATTACT